ACCTTTGAAACGCCAGCGTACCAATTTTCGACGTACGAGGAGAGTCTTAACTACGCGTACCCCACCCCGGTAATTATGCCCAATCTATACGCGTTTAACGGGACGACACCCGTAGAACTCGCATACGTGGCAGACCGGGAAACGAAGACAGCAGGCGATTACAAGGATGCGGAAAGCCAGTTGGTCTTTAAGGGCGCGCATGACGGGCTTAAGGGTTCGGTGTATGCCGCCAATTACATGATAGCCGAGAATAACGACGTGGCAACGTGCTTCACGTACATGGTAGGCTCTACGTTCAACCTTGAATTCACTTCCGATTCGTTCGTTATCCTACCACCTTCCGCCCCGGCAACCGTTTACCTACGGAGTAACGGAGGTACGTTCGCTTTGCCATTTTCTCGCGGAACGGTACGCCCGGACGGCAATTGCCCGTACTACCCGATAAGCCCCGGTTCGACGTCTTGCCTAATAACGCCAAGACCAGCACGGGACTTGAACTTCGGGTTTACGACCTCTTCAGGTTCTATGGTTTATTCGGGTACGCCTATTACATCCGTACCGACATCCGAGGCGTATTTTATCTCGTTCCGTATCAAGGCGGTTGGGTCTCCAGCATATGCCCGGGATTTAGTGTCAACGATGGGGCTGGACACCCCGTTTGATATTGTGCAGGCATTCTGCAAGGCGTTTTGCTGGACTTATGAGTTTCAGTCCGAGCCGTTTTTGCTGATGCTCAAACCGTTCATAAACCCGTCTACTTCGTCGACGTATAGAATTAACTGGAGCGGCAAAATAGACACGAGTACGGTTAAGGTGTCAGAGGCAGCAGGGGCGGCACGAACATACGCGGTGAAGGTAGGCGAATTAACGCAAACGGTGGGCAGCTATGGTGGTGCGGTATCCACGCAGGAGACAACAGGAGAAAGTAACTTCCCCGTAAACCCAGGCGCACCGAGGCCCTATGCCTCCATGATACGGGCAAGCGGTTCGAGCTGGATTCTTGATAACTATTTCAACCGCGCGAGCGGTTATCGCGCTACGATAGCAGGGCACTATGAAAGGTTCTCCCCGGGGTGGCAAGTAACAGCGAAGATGCGATTAACATATTTTGACATAAAAAATATGAAGTCGGACGCGCTTTATTACATTGACGAGTTGGGCGCTTGGTTCTACCTTAGAACTATCAGCAACTGGGACGCGTCAACGGGCACGGCTAACGTTACATTAATAGCCGTTAACAATTAAAAACAAAACATTATGGCTGAACAAGTTACATTATTAGACCTCTCTTTCGATACCTCCGAAGCGCTTGATGGGCTGGATGCGTTAATCGCTAAGTCGCTGGAGCTGGCAGAAACAAAGAAGCAGTTGCAAAGTGCGTTGAAGGACGAGAAAAAGCAATTGGACGAGGCAGGAAAGGCGTTCAAGTCTGGGACAATCGGACAGGACGAGTATAAAAAGGCGGTAGACGATGCGGCAAAGGCTCAAATAGAATTGAAAAAGCAGTTGTTGGACGTTAACGCCTCTATCTCCGATAACAACCGCGAGATAAAGACGAACACCACCCTACTAAACAGCCAAGAGGATAGTGTAGACGCGCTCCGTGCGCAGCTTGCAAAGAACACCAAGGAGCTAAACGCGATGAGTGCAGCGACGCGCAACAACACGGACGAGGGGCAGAAGCTCGTGACCGAAACAAAGGAAATAAGCGACCGCCTTAAGGACATGGAAAAAGCGGTAGGCGATAACCGTAGGAACGTAGGTAACTATGCGGAAAGCATCCAAGAAGCGATGAGCAGCACGCAAGGGCTTTCCGGGGCTACGGCGGCTATGGCTACGTCTCTACCGGGGGGGGGGGAGGGGTCTGGAGGGGGGCGGGGGGGGG